CACAGTGCTTAAATATAGCGGTGTAGAGGCTGACGACATTGCAGCCCATCTAGTAAAACATAAAGAAAAGTATGGACTAGATAAAATTTGGTTAATTTCAAGTGACCGAGACTGGGACTTGCTTATAGCCAAAGATGTTAGCAGGTTTTCATATGTGACGAGGAAGGAAGTTACTCATGATACCTGGGAAGATCACTATGATGTAACACAAGACGAGTATATTTCTATGAAGTGTTTGACTGGTGATAAAGGCGATAATGTTCCTGGGATTCCAGGAATTGGCCCTAAGAGAGCAACTGACTTAATTAGGGGTTATGGCAGTGCTATGGATATATACGATGCACTTCCTATAGATAGTAAGTATAAGTTTATACAAGAGCTTAATTCTAGTGATGATAGATTACTTGTGAATTACCAGCTTATGGATTTGATAACATATTGCGATGAAGCGATAGGGCCAGAAAATCTGGCAGATATAGAAAGGAGATTGCTGAGTGAAGCTGAATTATAATCGGGATAAATATTTATCCGAGTTCGGTATTAAAACACTTCAAGACAGGTATATGGTTGAAGGAGAGACTTCCCCTCAGGAAGCCTTTGCAAGAGCTGCAAAAGCTTTTGCGGATGATGATGACCATGCCCAAAGGTTGTATGAATATGCTAGTAAACTGTGGTTTATGTTTTCTACTCCAATACTGAGTAATGGAGGAACTACACGAGGCCTACCAATTAGCTGTTTTCTTAATTATGTAGATGATAGTAGGCATGGAATTACAAATCATTATACTGAAAACGCCTTTCTATCATCTGTAGGCGGAGGTATAGGAGGTTGTTGGAACGGGGTCAGGAGTGTAGGCTCGAAAACGAGCAATGGCTCCGAATCTACAGGAGTAGTACCGTTTCTAAAGGTAGTCGATGCAGAAATGCTCGCATTTTCACAAGGTGTAACAAGACGAGGTAGCTATGCAGCCTATTTGGATATGTCTCATCCAGAGATTGAAGAATTTCTCGATGTTCGTAAACCAACAGGAGGTGATATTAATAGAAAGTCTATTAATTTGCATCATGGTGTTATTCTTTCAGATAAATTTATGAAATTGATTGAAGGTGCTACGCTTTCAGAAGGTTTTGATGATTCTTGGGATTTGATTGACCCTCACTCTGGAAAAGTAGTAAAAACTCTACCTGCAAAAACACTTTGGGTAAAACTTATTCAAAATCGTGTGGAGACAGGCGAACCTTATGTTATGTTTGGAGATACTGTAAATGAGAGTGTTCCTTCATATCAAAAGGAGCTAGGCTTAGAAGTACATCATTCGAATCTTTGTTCAGAAATTACACTTCCTACAAGCAAGGACAGAACGGCAGTTTGCTGCCTTTCAAGTGTAAATTTGGAAGAGTATGATTCTTGGAAAGACAATGATATGTTTATTCCAGACCTTATAAGAATGCTTGATAACGTACTAGAGTGTTTTATAAGTAAATCTCCAAGTGAACTTGAAAGAGCAAGATTCAGTGCGTATATGGAAAGAAGCCTGGGTCTTGGTGCTATGGGATTTCATGCTTACTTGCAGAGACATAATATTGCTTTTGAAAGTGTATCTGCAAAAATGGCAAATATGCGAATGTTTAAGAGGATAAAAGATGAAGCAGTCAAAGCTACAAAAGCGCTCGCAGTCGAGCGTGGTGAATGTCCTGACGGTCGTGGTCATGGGGTTCGTAACGCTCACCTACTCGCTGTTGCTCCTAATGCTAGCAGTAGTATTATCTGCGGGAACACTAGTCCTAGCATTGAGCCGTACCGTGCTAATGCCTTTGTACAAAAAACTAAGACGGGTAGTTCGCTTCTCAAAAACGAATACTTAGAGCACGCTCTTGATGAGTTAAATATGAATACGGACGAAGTATGGCAGAGCATTGTAACAAATAACGGCTCAGTACAGCATCTGGACTTTTTAGATGATTATACTAAAGACGTATTTAAAACTGGAGTTGAGATAGACCAACGATGGGTTATAGATTTGGCAGCAGATAGACAGCAATACATTTGCCAAAGTCAGTCACTGAATATATTCTTTCCGGCAGATGTTTCAAAACAAGAGCTTCATGCTATTCATATGATGGCATGGAAGAAGAAAGTAAAAACCTTATACTACCTACGAAGTGAAGCGATAAAGAGAGCAGATAAAGTATCTGATGAAGCCTTGAGGCAGTATATATTCGACGCAATTGATGAAAACTCTTGCGTAGCGTGTGAGGGCTAATATGAATCTACTACAAGAACGTAATTACTATAAACCATTTAATTATCCCTGGGCTTTTGAGTATTACAAACAACAGCAGCATATGCATTGGCTTCCAAGTGAAGTTAATCTTGCTGATGACTTAAGGGACTATAGAGATAAACTATCAGTAGAAAATCGTAGATTGATTGACTCGATTTTTCGATTTTTTACTCAGGCTGATGTAGATGTATGTTGTGGCTATGCAAAGCATTATCTTCCTACATTTAAACAGCCTGAAGTACGAATGATGCTTGCAGCTTTTGCTTCGATGGAAGCTGTGCATCAGGAAGCATACTCACTACTGCTTGAAACTCTTGGATTTGACGAAGGTGAGTATCAGAAGTTTGTTGAGCATAAGGAAATGCTTGACAAACATGAATACTTGAGTAATTTTGGTATGGATACTAAAATGAATATTGCAAAGACTATGGCGATTTACTCTGGCTTTACAGAAGGAGTACAGCTTTTTAGTAGTTTTGCGATTCTGCTCAACTTTCCTCGTCATAACCTTATGAAAGGTATGGGGCAGATTATTACGTGGTCTGTTCGAGACGAGAGCCTTCACGTAGAAGGAATGAGCCATCTGTTTAGAGCATTTATTAAAGAAAATCCAGAGTTGTGGACGGATGATCTCAAGTATGAAATCTACTGTGCAGCAGAGCGTACTGTAGACCTGGAAGATGCTTTTATTGACCTTTGTTTCTCTGGAGCAGACGTTCCTGAGCTAACACCAGAAGAAGTAAAAGAGTATATTCGATACATTGCAGATCGTAGGCTTCTTGGTCTTGGCCTAAAGAAGATTTTTAATAGTGAAAAGAATCCTTTAGGATGGCTAGACTATATGCTGAATGGTGTAGAACACACTAACTTTTTTGAGAATCGAGCTACTGAGTATTCAAGAGCGAGTACTACAGGTAACTGGCAAGATATTTTTAAGTAAAAAGAAAAGGGGGCTTATGCCCCCTTTTTTACGGTGCTTCCACCCAGGGAAGTCCTGCTCCATGCGTAGGGTTCGCCTTTGCATAAATCTGATTATCAATATCAGCTTCGATTTCTGCCAGCTCCTCTGGACTAAGAGCATTTTGAGCCCACCCAATAGCAATTTCTTCCGTAATATCGCTGTAAGAGATGAATGATGAACCTGGCTCTCCCAGCTGAACGGACCGTCTATGTCTTCCAGTATTTCCTGCTTCATCGGACTTTGTCATTATAACAAGTACTTCCTTCACTACATTTTCTTGCCCATTCTCAGAAAGGATATACCTCATTTCTAATACTGACCAATTCATTCGCTAACCTCTTCCTTATGAAACATATTCATAAAAGCCTGCTTTCCTACTTCAAGCTGGTTTAGATTAAATTTTGTTGATGAAATTTTACGGTCGAGGTCAGCAAGGTGATTAATAATCATCTGCTTTTCTTCTGCTAATTCTTCGTAAATATATTCAACATTGTCAATATACACTGGGGTCTTTTTTGTATTTTCCATTGTATTTTCCATTATAGTTTCCTTTTGTTATTTTAGGCTTCTGGCAAAGCACCATCGAGAAGCCTGAGATTAAAAAAGTGAGTGCTTGCCTAAATTATTATACACTAATAGCGTTTTGTATGGGGGTCAAGTCTTCTGTACCCCAGAAGTCTTTGGCAACCATGATTTCAAGATGCTCTTTGTTGCGGGTAATGCAGTCCGCCCACTCTTCCTCTGACATCGTCTCTGGTTTGTCGCTATTGATTAGATTTACTGAGTCCATTGCGGCGCTGTAGTGTTTTGCAATTTCTTCTGCGGTTATTTCGTTTTCCATTTTAGTCTCCTAGTGTATTCTCTTTCGGCTCAAAACTTCAGTTTATAATATAACCCATCCTGTAGTGTTGTCTGCTTGATACGCATCTTCATTCCAATATGCTTCACCTTCTGGTTTAGGGAGAGGAGCGTTCCATACAAAATTAGTGCTATCATAAGACCATGACTCATATGGCTGCTGGTCTGGCCCTTCTGGTAGTGCATTGGTTGGAAATCCTTCCTGTGCAGGCACATCTCTTAAAGCGGCCCGATAGTTTTGATACACTATCTTATCTTCTGCGCTCAATGGGGAGTCTGGAAGAATTGCCCAGTCTGTCTCTGTCAGTCTCTGGTTACGCTGTGCGCGGATGTTAGCTTTCTTATTAGACAAGTCGTTTGCAATGGCATCAGCACTGCGTGCGATAACAGTGTAGGTCTGATAGGCTACACCGTCACGTACTTCAATAGCGCTTTCAATAATCTTCTGAGTTTCAGGATTATAAGAAGGTTTAGTATCTTCTACAAGTTTTACTAATCCGAAATCTTGTAAAGTCTGTGAATTAAAAGGCAGCGCAAAGGAGGTATTCGGATTAGCTTTTACTACTTGTCTCTCGCTCACTACTTTTTGTGTTTCTATATTATAATATCTCATTTTTTCTCCTTACCTTGCGTTTGCGTATTTAAAAGGATTTTCTGCGAATGCCATGTAGATGTATGTGTGCCCACTAGCGTTAAATGAAGTAGATGCAGCCCGTATTTTTATACCGTTAGATAAATAGTCGTGCTCTACGGTGCTAGTGGATTCTGCATTATTATAATTCAGATACAGAAAATTATTTACAGGATTCTCTGGCCCCCTTTCAGTATCATAAGTAATCCATGAACCGGTAGTGTTTGTCCTTTTGAATACGCAAAAGGCAGGTCTGAACCCGGTGTAGATAAAGGGGCCGTCAGTTGAGCCGTTCCCGGTGTAGCTTCCAAAGGAACTGAAACCTTCTACTTCTGCGAAGCAGTACATCAAAAAGTCTGTGCCACTTTTGTTTGTGTGTACAGATGGAGAAAGAATGCCCACACCGAATGTAGTACTTGTTGGTTCAACGTTTCCCCACAAATATGTATTGGTACTTACAGCAGAATTTAGGTCTAAACGTAGAGCTTGGTTTTGCATATTACTCAACCCTGCATGAGCAACATTCCATGCACTTGCTTCACTTCTAGCTTTGCCAATAAGTACGGCAGGAGTTTTACCTAAACCGTGTCCAACGGTGGTAGACGCTGAACCATTACCAGTATAAGTAACAATACTAAACCCAGCGTCCTGATTAGCAGACACGGTAGAGGTTATAGAGCCGTCTGTGTTACTTGACCCAGAGCCGTTGGCTTTCCAGTTCCATCCGACATAATCATCCCCAGAAGCATTAACACCACCATTACTACTCAAGGTATAACCATCAGAGTTGAATGCGGTTAATATAGTAGTGCTAACTTCTGCGGCGGTTGAATCACTTAATAATCTATTACCTGCACCACGAACAGCATCAAAAAGATGGTTGCTATCAGCAGCACTTCTTCTTTTTATCCAAACAAGATCAGGTTGAAAACCAACGCCTGTAATTGACCTTGTTGCACCATTTCCCGTCCAAAGCAAAGTATTAAAGTTCTCATCAGTCAAAGTAGCACTATTCGGCCCGATAGTAGGTTCTGGTAAGTTGGCTGTGCAGAGTGTAAGGTAACCTGTTGGAGGTGTGTAATTAAGCTGATTATCAGCGAAAACCCATGTCAAAGTAGACTGACTTGTTGTTGCTGTACTGTCCCCATGAAAAGG